CTAATCTGGTCAAGCCCCTATAAATATTATGAAGCGAGAAAATACTGGAATCGTGTTGAACTTTGAAAATATTCAAACTGTAAGTTCATCATTTATCGATGAGTTGATTGCAAAAATGGTGCTTGATTTGGGATTTATAAAGTTTAATTCTGCGATTAGAATGAAAGCCATGAATAAAGATGTTAAATACCTGTGCGAGCGTTCTGTTTATATGCGAATATATGATGAATGGCGGGCAAAATAGCATAATGTTATTTTAATTCAAGATGTGTTATGGGCAGGATTGAATAATACTTTCAATAATACTTTCAATAATACTTTCCTTAAAGGACATAGAGCTAAAGAGTTTAAACTGTCGCAAATTGTTTACAAAAATGTGTGACATCCGGGACTGTTTGTGATACAATGGTATCATAGTAGGGTATGTTTTTAAGTTTATGCACACACTTCCAGCTAAGCAATGCGTTTGAAACAGGGGGTATTTATTATGACAGATACAACTGAAAGTAAAAAAATAGCATGTGAAGAATTGATTAAAATTGTTGAAGAGAGGATTGACGAGCATAAGGCAAAAGCAGATGAAGTATTTATACTTTGGGGAAAAGCAAAAGTATTATCGGAAATTTTTCGAGACGATGAGCGTATTAAAGGCATTAAATTGGAAGATTTTGGTCTCTATGAGCCTTCTTCAAGTATAGTTCCAAATGCAGAAGAAAAAGAGGAAAAAATCAAGAATTACGAACTATTGAAAATAGCCTTAGAGAAAAAACTTGATAGAATCAAAGGACAGTTAAAGGCACAGAAAGAAAAATAGGCAGTAATTGACTATTTTATATAGGGGGGTATGGTATATGATTAGAGTAAAATTCATTACAATATTTTTATTTGCAATATTTTTATGCTTTGGGTGTCAATCCAAAACGATTGAGAGCAATACGACTGATAATAGTACGCTTAATACTGATTTGGCTGAAATCGAGGCGCTAAAAGAAGAAAACGAAATTCTAAAAGAAGAATCTGAGCTTTTGCCATTAACTCAACCCAACTCCGATGATATTATGACCACAGAGCCAAGACCGGAAATCGAACCTGAACCAGAGCCAGAGCCAGAGTCAGAGCCCATATTAAAGACAAGGATAGATACTGATTTTCGAAACTCAAAATGGGGAGATGACCCTGAAACTGTTATGTTGTATGAAACGGCAGAATTTCCTTTTGTAGGCGGTGAATATATCGAGCCTGTAATTAAAGATGGTAAAATAAATTACTCTGATAATGAAAAATATAGACCTTCCAGTATTTTATTTTATCAAGATAAACTTGCAGGGTTATCAGTAACATTATTTTATGTATTCAATTCTGAAAATAAGTTACATAGGGCAGGATATAACATAGAAGAGAGCCATACTACTAATGAATTGTATATATCTGATTATGATAGACTTAAAGACAATTTAATACAAGTATACGGACAGCCTTATGAGGATAAGATTCATCAAACAAGTTCTTTGGCAGAATATACAGATGCCGGTTCAGCATTAAAACTTGGATATTATGTATATCAAGCAAAATGGAAAAACGATGTAACAGAAATAATATTATTGATGATGGCAGATAATTATGAAATAAAAACAAGTCTTAATTATATCTCTGTCAACCTTTATCGTGAACCAGATGCAAGTGGCTTTTGATTTAACTAATCTAATTGATGTAGGAACGATTTAGGTAAACAAACGCAACGCTTGTTTCGATGAGTTTGATTTCTATCGAGTACAGCAGACGGCTTGCCGGCTTAACACTCCATTCAGTTTTGAATGGAGTGAGTGGGTCTTAGGGCGGTCAGCCCTAACAAGCAAGTTCGAGAAAGGACGATAGGACTGCCTCAAACATAGCTTGCCCGACCGTTTTGGGCTCGCCCAAAACCATGCTTGCCAAACGAAAAATTGCGTTTTAACGGATAGACTGTATCGGCAATTTCAATTCGGGCAAGCAATGTTTGTGCGGCAGCCACTCGCCCAAACTTTCTTGTTGGAAGTAAACTCCCAAACCCACTCGGCAGCGCGTACCGCGCTCACCGTTAAGTCTCGCTACGCTCGTCTGCTGCTCCCTGCGGTCGCTGTTATGTGGTTCACAAGCAAGGCTCGCGTGCGCGCGCTTGCTTGCCGGGAATTCCCAGACCCAACGGATCGCCCCGCGTTCCGGGACGGCTACGCAACCGTTGGCTGCTTATAAAAGTTTTATCCTGTCGGTTCAAAGTAAACAAAAATCAAAAAGATACCAACAGGGCAAAGGGAGATTTCTAAACGAAAGGGGCAGCCATTTTTGACCGCCCCTTCGTTTTCCCGTCAAGCAGCTTGCCCGGTCTTTACTTTGGACTTCACTTCCCTTGCCGGTGAACTTGCTCCGCCCTGTCGCGTTTGCCATTCGGCAAACTCACGCTTCCCTTCCTCACTCTCAAAGTAAGCGACCATTACCGGGTAAAGCGTCCGAGCCAACGCTTCTATCGCGCCGGTCGGTATTTCGCTTTCGTTCTTGCTTTTACCGTTGTCTTTTTTCAAAGCGTTGACCCCTTTCTTAAAAATTATTTTGGCAAACAAATTAGCAGCCGCCTGTCAAGTCATACACGACTTAACTGCGCCCGCTTCTTATGAATAATCTTAACAGATTTTTTGAATTTGTCAAGACAGAACAAATATAAATACAACCCGATAAACGGTTCAAATAAATTTATATTATGGCTTGACAGTTATCCCTTGATGTGATAGAATTGCTTCAGCAATTCCGATACGGAGTTGACAAAGAATCGGCAAAGGTTTGATACAGAATAAACCTCATACGAGATATGAAAAGGGGAAGGATTTAAATGGCGACAGTAGGCGAGAGATTAAAAAGTTTAAGGGAGAGCATAAATATTTCACAACTAAAACTTTCCGAGCTATGCGGTTCCAATCAATCATCTTTCAACCGTTACGAAAACGATCAAGCCGAAGCGCCGTACAGAATTTTATTATGGTGCGCCGATTATTTTGACGTATCGCTTGATTATATTTTCGGTAGAACGGACAATCCGCAAGGCAAGTTATATAAATATCAGCCCGACATACTCAAAAAGAAAATAGAGCAGAGCGAAGATTTTAAACAATTCGTCGAAGCCTGCTTCGACCCGCGCTCACCTATGAACACGAAGCTGAAAGAGATGATTATAAAGTTAGCGGACGGGTACGATGATATATGAAGGGGATGATATAAAATCAATATCAATAATTTTCATATCATATAGGAGGAATATATATGGATAACAGTAGCAATTTACCAAATGAAATAAGTTTTGACTTACTATCAAATATGCCTACAAGAAACCCATTGCAAGATTCGATTAATAGTATGCAAGCGAAACAAAACAGACTATTGAGAGAAGTCCAACAATCGCAAAGAGAAAAAGAAGCTGAAAGTTTACGGCGTCATAATGAACTAATTGAAGCGTTAAAAACAGCGGGAGAAAACGGAGCGAAAATCATTATCGGGGATAATGCTAACGGCATACAGATACAACAAAATGCAGTTGATTCATTACAAGAGATGGATAATTCGCAAACCTTCAATTATGAAAAGGCACTTGATGTCTTGAAAGAAGTGCAGGGATATGTTAATCTCCCGCAATTTCAAGACACCTTTAAGGAAAGCTCTGAAAATATTAAAAAGATAATCGAAGAAACTATACAAGCTGTTGAAACAAAACAAGAACCGAATTTAATAAAGAAATCGCTTAATCTTCTGAATGATTTAGCGATAGGGGCAGGGGGTAGCTTAATTGCCTCCGGTATGCTTGCATTATTAGGAGCGATACCAATGTAATATAATGAGATTTATGTTTTGAATGTGAGGTGAGCAAACATGAAAGCGGTCATATACGCAAGGTACAGTTCAGACGGTCAACGTGAGGAAAGTATCGAAGGTCAACTCCGCGAATGTAAAGAATACGCCGAGCGGCACAACATAACAATCATAGGCACATACATTGACCGCGCCATATCAGCCAAGTCGGACAACCGCCCGGAGTTCCAAAAAATGATTCGTGACAGTTCCAAGAAACAATTTGATGTCGTACTCGTTTGGAAGTTGGATAGGTTTGCCCGGAACAGATTGGATTCGGCGACATACCGCGCCATCCTCAAACGCAACGGAGTTAATTTGGTATCGGCGAAAGAAAATATTTCCGACGGCCCGGAGGGGATTATACTCGAAGCTATACTCGAAGGAATGAACGAATATTACAGCGCGGAACTGAGCGTCAAGGTGAAACGCGGGCAAATGGAAAACGCTTTGAAAGGAAAAGCCAACGGCGGTATGAAACCGTTCGGCTATCGTATCAACGCCGACCGATTTTATGAGATTGACCCGATAACCGCGCCAATCGTACTTGAAATATTTACGAGATACGCCGACGGGCAAACGGTAGAGGAAATAAGCAAGGAACTAAATTCACGCGAGATTTTTGCGAATATTAAATACAAATATACAAACAAAAGCAGCATGCACAACCTCTTGAAAAACCGAAGATACATCGGCGAGTACCGTTATGGCTCTACCATTACGCCCGACGGTATGCCCCGAATCGTACCACAGGAAATCTTTGACCGTGTTCAGGAAAGAATGGAAAAGAATAAACACAAGCCCGCCGCGATGAAAGCCGACGAGGAATACATACTCACAACAAAATTATTTTGCGGTAAATGCGGAGTGATGATGGTAGGCACAGGCGGCACGAGCAAGACCGGCAAGGTTCACCATTATTACAAGTGCGGCAACGCCATTTACAAAAAATCCTGCGATAAGAAAACCGTTAAGAAAGACTGGGTAGAGCGTCATATCGTAACGCTGACAAGAGATTTTGTTATATGCGATGAAATCATTGACCGACTGGCGGACGCTGTGGTAGAATTGCAAAAACAAGAAAACACGACCATACCTTTTTTACAGAAGCAACTGAATGATATAGAAAGACGTATCGGCAATCTGATAAACTCTATTGAAGAAGGTATCGCAAATGTTTCCGTAAAGCAACGGTTAGACGACCTCGAAGGGAAAAAAGCCGACATTGAAATTGCCCTCGCCAAAGAAAAAATCGCAAAGACCCTGCTCACGAAGGAGCAAATAGTATTCTGGATAGGCAAGTTCAAAGACGGCGATATAGACGACCCAGCGTACCGTAGGGCGATCGTGGATATTTTTGTTAATTCGATTTTCCTTTATGACGACAAACTGGTAATAACTTATAACTGGAAGGATGGCACGAAAACCGTGTCGTTAGCGGAGTTGGAATCGACCGCCGAAGATAGCGGAAAGGCAGAAACCTTGAATTTCCGCTTGATTTCGGGTTCGTATTTAGATTATAATGCTCCGTTCCTTCACTAATACTCCCGTGTGGATATTGGTGCAGCCATAGAGTCTGTTTAAAAGGTTTTCCTTGGTCGGGGACTTTCAACAGGCTCTTTTTTCTTGCGGTTCATGCAGTAGATTAAAGCGTCCGAACTTATAGCTGATGCTGATGTCCAGATTCTTTTCCCCGTCATTGTCGTAAACTTCCGATACGTCAATCCGGTCGATTAGCTCAACCACGATAGCACGGGTCAGACCGTCGATGGTTATACATTCTTTGATGCGCCGTATCCAACCGGACAAATCCTTCTCGACACGCCGACATTCAACCAACTCCGCCTCAAGCTGCTCTACTTCCGCGCTTAGTTTAGCCTGTTCCTCGCCATACTTTAGGGACATACGCTTGAAGATGTCTGCGGTGACTTCGCCGGATCTCTTATCTTCGTACAGGTTCATCAGGATCCTGTCGATCTCCCTGATCCGGTTCTTGGACTCGCGGATGGTTTTCTCGTACCGCTGGACGTTCTTGTTATTAAACTCGTCGCTTGCTTTAAGAATCTCATCAATCAACTTCTGCTCATCCTCCACGGCTAAAACGGCGTACTCTTGGATATCGGCTAAAACAGCTTGGTATAACGTGTTGTAGTCTACCCTGTGCGGAGGGCATACGTTCTTACCCTTTTGGACGTAGGTGCTGCAACGGTAAAACTCTGTCGCGCCCCCGGTCTTTAATACCTTTCGGCTAAAGACCAGATTACCCCCACAATCTGAACATTTTATTACTCCAGCAAAGATAGATACCTCCCCTTTCGTACTGCGCCGCCTTACGGTCTGGCTATCGTTCTTGCGACCGACCTGCTGCGCTTCAAGCCACATCTCCTTGCTGACAAGCGGCGTATGGGTGTCCTCGACTATGATCCAATCGTCGAAATCCTTCTTGACTACGTTGTGGTTCTTGAACGAAACCGTCTTACGCTTACAGTTTGCCATCGCTCCGTAGTAAACGGGGTTCTTGATGATGTTCATAATCGTCGCGCTGCCCCATTTGTTTTTGTTATTGCGGAACGGGTTGGGCTTGCCGAGCTTGCTGTAGAAATACTCGTTCGCGGTTAAGATATTCTCGCTGTTGAAAACATCGGCGATAGCGCGCCCTGTCTTGCCGCCTAAGTACATCTCGAATATCCTGACGACGTTGTGGGCGACATTTTCATCAATCGCCAGTATATGCCTGCTTTCGGCAGACTTCATATAGCCATACGGCGCGCGGCTGTTGGAGAACTTACCCTGATCCGCCATCAGCTTCTTAGTGGAGCGCACCTTGCGACTTACATCGGCGGCGTACATCTCGTTCATAATCTCTTTGATAGGGGTGGAGATGTTATAAGTGTCGTCGTCCGCGCTGTCGTGGTTATCGTGGATGGCTATGTACCTAACGCCGTATTCGGTGAATAACTCCCGGTGGCGTCCGGCTTCAATGTAGTTGCGACCGAGGCGGGACAAATCTTTGGTGATAACGCAGTCAATCTGACCGTTCTCGATATCGCCCATCATCGCTTGAAACCCTGGGCGTCGAAACGTGGTACCCGTCGTATCATCGTCGATGTATACTTTATATACACTCCAACCTCTTTCGTTGGCGTATGCTGTAAGCATCGCTTCCTGGTTTTCAATGCTCAGGCTCACGTCTTTCTTGCCGTTTTTCAAGTCCTCTCTTGATAGACGGCAGTATATCCCTGTGTTACAAATCCCAACAGTATTGGCTGTTTTCAAAGTTTTCACTCCTTTCGTGTGAAAACGAGCGTTGTGTTGGGGATGCCTTCCGTTATTATAACAGAAGACGCCCCCGACAATCAACAAAAATTAAATTATGCGGCTCTGTCTTTTAGCCGTAGACTCGTTATACGAAACATAATGTCATAAAGATTGTTTTCACAACTAAAGCCGCTTCGGATATTAACAGTTAAATTACCAATTCTCAGCGAATTAATTACATATTCACAGTTCGACTTATCTTGTTTTTTGGGCATATTAGCCCCTCCCTACCGTAGTTTATTGAGCCAAATGGCATAGAACCGCATACCATTTAAGCCGGAAATTTGTAGTGTATGTTTCTCGCTAACCTTCTTTAATGCGTCATCAGCCAACAGCGCATTGATAACGTCTTTAAGCTTAGCGCCATGAAAAATTTTCTGGACTTGTTTTTCAAGGCTTTCACCACGAATACACAGACAATCATAGTAAATCAAACCATCGTACTTATCTTTTTTTCGAGCAAATTTCTCTCTACTGCCAGTCAAACTAAAGTCTCCGCTTATATAAAGACGACGGATAAGCTTCAGATAATCGATTTTCTCGGTCTTTTCGTTACTTGGATTGATCCTTGCTTGTTGTGCCTGAATCAGTCCAACAAGCTGCTTTCCAAAACTGTGATAGTCTCTTTGCGCCATCTCTGTTGTAATGAAGCCAGAGTCTTTACAAAACTCCATAATTAACATATAGGCAGTTTGCAAGCAAAATTGAGTTTGCCTAAGCCGAGGATGTATTCCCGAAACAGTTTCCCGAAACTTCGATAGCCCTTTTGAAATCTCATTGCAGATTCTGCTGTAATTATTCACGTACCATATAATGAAATAATAATAAAATGTTGATATTATCAATGGTTGCTGGCGTTGATACTTGTCTAACTTCTTTCCATCAATCGGTATCGTTACATTAATAACCAAGCCGCGTGCCACGGTAGACTTAATACCCGCCGGATATTCACCGGTAAATACAACATTACCGCGCGGCTCAATCAGTACAGTTGAGTTACCGTTCACTCTACCTCGCCCGATATTGTCGCCTACGCGCCGTATGATTTCTTCGGCTGTATCGTCGTTTTTCCGTTTTATCTTGCTTGACTCCGCTGTACAGCGGTCGTCAATAACCACTGTGCATTCGCTATAAAGATATAGCATATCTTCTATAAAACGGTCAGACGAATTTAAACGCGCGGTTATCTTTACCTCTTCACCTCTGTTGTAAAGCTGAGTAACCGTTGGTGTATAGTATGTTTTAAATGAGCCGCTATCTCCAATAACCTCAAGTACGGTACTTGGCGGCATACCGGCAGCGACAAATGCAGAACGCGTTATGCCAGAAACCGAATGTGCCAAAAGTGGTCGCCCAAGTTCGCAACTGAGACCAATAAGTTCTTTCATTCCCTCAAAGGTTTCTTTTGGCGTAAGATTCGGGTCGATATCTAACTTGAATGGTGATGGAGCCAGTTCAACATTAGGTGGAAATTTGTTGCCAGGAGACTGGGTTATAACCCGATCTCCTGCAACAAACATAATATTGTCGTTAATATCGCGAATCCCAAGCCGGTCCAGACGATATAGTTTCTTTACCGGAGCGGTAATCAATCCTAAACGAATTGTGTTCGCGATATATTCCTTCGCTTTAGGGTAGGAGGGATTTAGTATACAACGTTTATCTTTCTCGAACCAATTTATTTTCTCAGGCTCAGTTTGAGAAACCATAAAGGTCTCGCTTTGGTTACCATTAAAATATAGCCGCAACTCAATATGATGCTCCAAGCCCGCAGATGTGTATACTTCGACATCGGCAATAACCTCGGGAATAAAAGTGGAGACGGGTTTCGGATCCCCGTCTCCCTTCACATCAGTATCAAACAGTAACCAGTCGGGCTGTAACTTGATGTTTTTGGCTTCGGTAGCTTTCATACCGCCGCCCCCCTAAACAGACCTGCGAAAAGACCTCCAAATTTCGGCTTGAATCCAAATATACGGGAAACAAGCGCGGTTGTTACGAGAGTCACCACGGCAGGAATGGTCTGAACAATCGCGTCGCCTACTTTTCGTAGGAACGATTTTTCTTTCGTCGCGTCCTCCGCTGATGCCGCCTGTTTTGCTTGTTTATTCTTGGTTTTAGCCCTTTTGCGGGATTCTTTTCGTTGTTCCTTGTGAATCTCTTTTAGTCTTTTCCTTTGTTTTTCAATCTGTTTTTCCAATCTCTTACAATATTTAGTAAATTTGTTTTTGGCACCTTTGGCACCTTTGGCACCTTCGGTAGCATTCTCGGTTTCCGCTGTGGTGTCGATATTAGGTGTTTTCTCAAAATCCTCAAACATTTCTGTTCCTCCTCTAAAAATAGTAATTTAAATCGTTTGAAAATGTGGGTGGTATAGTGGTATATACCGCTATACCACCGTTTTTTGGTACTCTGTTGAAATCGTTCCGTTCAATCTTAAATAGTTCCCAAATGCGCCAGACAACCTGGTTTAAGCGGTACCGCCTATGTCTTAGCGCGATGTCGGCGGTTTTGTTCTTATTGTTCTCAAAGCTGAAACTTGGCCAAGTTTCAGCTTCTTTGTTTTGACGGGTTTTGTTTTAACTGGGATTATCCAGCCCGGCAAATCCGTGTAGTTCGCACTTTTAAATCACCCCCATTCTGCGAATACGCGCTTGACAGCGCTACGATTGTTGTGTATGATAATTATATTGGAAACATTCGTTGCAGTCAACAGTTGTAGAGAAATAACTACACAAAATAACATTCGTAGATTGGATGGTGCTTTATGGAAACGAAAGTAGAAAGGAAGAAAAGTAAGCTAACTATTTTTCAAAAGAGATTCAATCAATTGCGGGGAGAATTATCGCAAGCTAAGTTTGCTGAGAAACTTGGCTTGTCGCGACCTGTCATTGGATTTTATGAAAATGGTGAAAGGATTCCAGATATTTTGACGCTAAAAAAAATAGCGGAAACGTACAATGTATCGGCTGACTGGCTTTTAGGGCTATCCGATATAAAAACCGGTAATGCTGACGATATGGCAATAGAAAAAAGTATAGGATTAAGTGAAGATGCCATTAAAACTCTCAACCGCTTGAAGTCAACCGAAAAAAAACTTAAGGATGGATATTATTTGGACGCTCTTCCGAGTGACAATTGGGAAGAAGTGCGTATGATTCCCAGCATTGTAGATCTACGCGAACGTAGCGAACACATAATAAAAATGCTAAATCTCCTCTTGTCTACTCAAAGAAGTTCAAACGAGCACTCTAAAGAGACACACGCTGAGTATATACTTCATATGTTATATAAATATTTTTACGACGATTATTCAGACAGCTTGGATCGTACTTTTAGGGTGGCGTGCATACACGCCGATATTATAGAGTTCGGACGAACACTAAAAGGGGATGATGAGTAATGCTTAACATCGCTCAACCTAACCACCAGTATCTTCGACGTTTTCATTTATATATTATAAATTATACGCATATATACCATTATTAATCCCTGTACCACTACGGCACGGGGATTTGTTATGTTTAAGGAGGTTGTAGAAAATAGCAATTATAAGGAAAGCGCATCAGTAGCGGTGTCATTAACTCCCGTAATCCGTTTGACGGTAACAGCAAAGAAATGGGATGTGTCCACGAAGTTATTGCTAAAGCATTTCTATAAAGGGATTTGCGGAAGGTTGTCACTAATAATGAAAGAACGCATTACAGCAATAAATCACCGCCGCAGTAAACGACTATAAGAAAAGCTACATCGAATGTGATACGTCCAAAACAAAGGAACATTAGGCAAGGACTATAAACGCAAAAACTCTATTTACCCGAGCATGGCAAGGCGTTCATCTGTTCTGGCAAACAGGGCATCCGTGCTGTCGCACCCTGTTTAGCGGAGATATACTGCGAAAATTCATAAAAACAAAGACAACAGCCAAAAGCCTTGCCCCATTTACCGGGGCAAGGCTTTTATCGTCGGAAATAATGTTCCGTTTTAAGGAGTATAATGTACTCCTTTTTACGGTTCTAAAAAAGGTTCGTATTACGGTTCTTAATAAGGTACTTTTAACGGAGTGTTAAAAACCCCGTCAAAAGACTGGATTTATACCATTTTTAACTGTTATAATTTAAAGGCTTAAAGGGAGGGCGACTTATGATCAGCATAGATTTCGACAAAATCACCGATTCAGACATCTATAAAATCTTTGACGTTGACGGCAAAGAGGCAGACGCACTTAATGATATTTACTTAGAATTATTTGAGCTTATCGGCAGAGACGCAATGCTTAAGCTATTTACGCACTACCGTGGCGATAAGATTGACCTGCCGATGAGGTTGTATCGCCCGGAATTCATAGCCGATATTGCAAAGCAAGTAACCGACAGACGCGAGAGGGCTAAAATCGCCAGAGCCGGGGGGTTATACCTCAAAAGCGATAGAAACCATGTTAAGCCGACGAAAAAAGGAAAACGGAGAAAACGAGGCTGAGTAAAAAATGCCTTATACCTTTATTATCGCAGTAAGCCGCATATACGCATAGGGGGAATAATCATGGCTATTGTTGAAGTAGTTAAATATAACGGAGGCCCCGATGTTTTCGCTTGGAAGTTCCCAAGCGAAGAATTGGGAACGTGGACGCAACTTATTGTAAATGAATCACAAGAGGCTATTCTTTATAAGGGCGGCCAGGCGCTTGATGTATTCGCGGCAGGACGGCATACATTGGAAACGGCTAACATCCCAATCCTACGTAGGATTGTCAATCTGCCCTTTGGAGGACGCTCACCTTTTACGGCGGAAGTCTGGTATATAAACAAAATACACTCGCTTGCCATCAAATGGGGGACTCTGACACCAATCCAGTTACAAGACCCGAAATATAAGGTGTTCATACCCGTGCGCGCATTTGGTCAATTTGGGATTCAAATTGGCGATTCAAAGAAGTTTCTGACCAAACTCGTGGGAACAATGCCGGTTCTGGATAAGGATCATATCACGGAATTCTTCAGAGGCTTATATCTAACAAAGGCTAAAGACGCCATCTCGTCCTATTTGATAAATAAAGGCGTCAGCATTCTTGAGATCAATGCGTATCTCGACGAGCTCTCGGAACACTTGAAAGACAGAATAAGACCGACGATTAACGAGTATGGTATTAAGCTGCTCAATTTCTATGTAAATGACATTAGTGTGCCGGAGGATGACAGCGCGGTTAAAAAACTGAAAGACGCATTGGCTAAAAAAGCCGAGATGGAGATTATCGGATACAGCTATACACAGGAACGCTCATTTGACACGCTTGAGGGAGCGGCCACAAATCCGGGTTCTTCTCAGCCGGGACTTATGGGAGCCGGTATCGGTTTAGCTATGGGCGTCGGCGTCGGCGGCGCTATGGGTAATCAGTTCGGCGGAATGGTACAAAATATCAATGTAAAAGAGATGAAGAAATGCCCCGATTGTAATACAAGCATGGAAACAACAGTTCGTTTCTGCCCTGCTTGCGGATATGATACCCATAAAACAAAACCAGAGGCAACCAAACCGGAGGAACCAAAGCCAAGCAGTAGCACAACGGAGTGTAGCAAATGCGGGAGTAAATATTCTAAAAAGTCCAAGTTTTGCCCGGAGTGCGGTAATCCGTATAATCCTTGCGTATTTTGCGGCGCGGATATGGAAAAGGATTCCTCTTTCTGTCCCGATTGCGGGAAATCCGTTCCAAAGCCATGTCCTAAATGCGGAGTTATGATTGAGAATGACAAAGTTAAGTTTTGCCCGGAATGTGGGGAATCATTGGTCAAAAAGTGCGGTGACTGCGGGGCGCTGATTGACGGGAACCCCAAGTTCTGCCCCGAGTGCGGCAAGAAGCTGGAGGCGTGACCATGAAAAGTAAAAACATAGTTATGCCAACAGGTATTATAGGAATAATAGTTATCATTCTATCGTTAGCCGTGTTCTTCCTGCTGAACATAGAGAAGAACGCTGTTAATAATTGGGCGCTCACATTTCTGTTGCTGTCAGAGGTCGCATTGTTTGGCGGACTAATTTGGCTTCGGTTCTCAAGCGCGCGGTACGGTAAGGTTTTTCTAAATGCGGGCATCGGAACGACGCTGATATTGTATTTCATCACAACGCTGATCAGCGTACTTTTCACCGGAATGTTCCGCGAGAAACCGAATACGTTCGTCCTAATTGAACTTGTCATAATCGCTGTATTTGCGATCATTTCTGTTTCTATAATCACTTCTTCACACAGGGTTGAACGCAGCGGCGAGGAAGATATGACGAAGATAGGAAACAACGAACCAAAAAGAGGAGGATTTTAATATGACTGAAGACATTAAGAAAAAGATACTTGAGATAGTGGCGCAGGAAGGCGGCACGCCTATCGGTCTATATCTTTTTGAAAACATTCCCCCGAAAAAACTCAATAACGCAATCAAAGCATACGCTTCATCTCTTGGCGGTGATGAAACTGTTATTATGCTTTATGACGGCACTATACTTGGCTCGGCCAAGGAAGGGTTTGTGTTAACCTCGAAACGATTGTATAGTAATGCAATAGGTAAAGTCGTCATTATTGATATTACTGACATAATTAGTATTATTAAGCTCACTAATTCTAAGGAGATAGGTGTTAAAACCTCTAACGGAATTTTTGAAATCAATACTCACGTATCTTTTATGGATTTTTACTCCAAATTATTGAACACAACAATCAAGCTATTGAACCCGGCATCAGTTTCAGCAGCAGACGTAAGTCAAACTGGAAGAAAATACGAGCCGCGCTGCAAGTTCTGCGGTGCTGGTAACGAAAATAACAATGCAACGTGTGAATACTGCGGCGGCGCGTTTGCGTTGGAGGAGAGTAAGGCACCGGACGGCACCGTCTTATCTTATTACAAGGAGTATCCCCTGGCACCTGACTTTGGAGCTGTAACGGGCGTTCGTTTATTATTAATGGATACTGACGAAGGTGAAGGCGATTACATTTCATACGAGTATAACAGAGCCTATGTTACAAAGGAAATGATAGACAAATATAGAAATGTGCTTGAAAACGAGGGATATTTTTGTGATTTTGAGCCTGAAAAAGATATGCCCGCTTATAGATACATAAAACGCGAAGAAGATATGTACATTGGTTTCAGCGCTATTAACGGAGAGGGAAATCATTGGGTTCAAGTCGGTAAGGCCAGCGCTTTTGATTTTTAATAGGTGTTATCGAAATATCGGCACAATTTGTTAGTTGAAAGGCGGTGTAACTATGGCAGTTGTGGCAGTTGTGAAATACAATGGCGGGCCGGATGTTTTAGCCTGGAGGTTTCCCAGCGAGGGGCTTGGTACTTGGACAAAGCTGATTGTAAATGAATCACAGGAAGCCGTTTTATTTGCGGACGGGCAAGCCTTAGATATATTCGAGGCGGGACAACATGAATTATCAACCAACAATATTCCGTTGTTAAGCGAACGCCTAAACTTACCGGCCGGAGAACGTTTGCCGTTAGCTGCGGATGTATGGTATGTAAACAAAGAATACTCCCTTGAAGTCAAGTGGGGAACCCCCGCGCCGATACAGGTGCAAGATCCGAAATATAACGCGCCTATTCCTCTACGCGCCCTTGGTCAGTTTCGTGTGCAGGTTGGCGAATCGACGGCATTCCTAAATCAGCTTGTCGCAGCGGTGCCGGCGCTTGATAATGATACCATTGTAAAACACTTCAGACCCTTATGCCTCGACAGGCTTCAAGACAATATTTTGTCATTCCTTGAAGCAAAAGAGATTAGCGTACTTGAAATCGCCACGCATTTAGATGAGCTTTCAAAACACCTGAAAGATAAGCTCATGCCTGTCTTAGATGGCCTTGGTGTTAAGCTGAGTGATTTCCGTGTGAACAACATCAAGTTGTCAGAGGATAACCCTGTTGTTAAGCAAATCAATGCGGCGTTGGCAAGAAAGGATGATGCGCTAGCAAAGCAAGTAGTCATTGACTTGGTCGGAAGCGAATACGTTCAGAAGCAACCGGTTGAGAAACCGGAGGAACCTCTACCCGTTCCCGAACCTCCTACGCCAATTGTTAATGCTACGGCGGCGGCTGAATATACAGCATCCATTCCTGTACCTGTTGCACCTGTGACGGTTATGCCCGAACCTGAAGACGAGCAGACGTTTAACAACAATGTGCGTATCATTAAGACGTGTCCCGTGTGCTACAACGATATGGAGGATGAAACCGGCGTTTGCAAAGAATGTGGATATGATCCGAAAGGATCCGGCACAAAATCATCAATCAAAGCGGCGACCGAGCCGACAGAAGCAGAACCGATAGCAACAAAGAAATGCCCGGAGTGCGGCAATAGTATAGAAGCCACGGCTCGTTTCTGTTCAACCTGCGGATATGATACAAAGGCAACAAACACCGTGGCAGCAAGGCCGGAACCTATAGAGCCGAGGATAGCGGAGCCAAAACCTACTGTCAGGAAGTGTAGCAACTGCGGGGCGCAATTACGTGATAATCAAAAGTTCTGCCATAAGTGTGGGAGCAAACCATAGCCACTAACGAAGAAACAAGGTAATCTCGAAACGAAAAATGCAAATATAAGGAGGATTTTAAGATGAACACATCGAAAGTAGCCGTAGTTGCCAATGCGGCGTTAGGGAAAATTCTAAGCATCATAGGTTATATTGCCGGGCCGCTTTTCTTGCTCGTGCTTCTTTTTGGTTTGCCGGATGAGGCAACTGCGGCGGTAGCGGTTATGTGCTTAATTCTAATTGCCATTTCAGTCTTGTTCATAACAAAAGGTATTCAAATTAAGCGTAGGATAAAACGGTTTAAGCAATACATCGCATTGATTTCCGGCCAGCAAATGACTTCACTTGAAAACATTTCGGCAAGCACCAATCAAACTGTAGATTTTGTTACTAAAGACCTTCAAAAAATGATCAAGATGAAGTTCTTCGCGAACGCGACGATTGATACGTCCGCTAATGAGATAGTCATTGGCGGAAAGACAAAAGGAGCGCAGGCACAGGCTCAAGCGGCCGCACAAGTCGAGTTGGAAGCATATACTTGTCCGGGTTGCGACGCCACAGGCAATAAGCCGAAGGGTACACACGTAGAATGCGAATATTGCGGTACTCCTGTGTAGGATAGTTGCTTATACAAGCACGGGGCGGCGGTTCATTCCGCGCCCTGTGCCTTAATCTTGATGAGGAGGATATTAAATGAAGAAACAGCAGTTAGTATTACTCACCCTCGCCCTGTTGATGGCGAGTATCCTTATTATGTCTACAGCTTGCTCGGATAAGTCTGTACCGTCAAGTATCGGCAGTGATTCAGCCAATGCTAAGATACAGACAGAAGCAAACGCGCGCGAGCTTGTTCAATCGTGGTTAGACGATCATCCGTTTGACGAGACCGTTACTATCAGAGATTCCTTGACCAATGAAGACGATAACGGTTTCAATTTCACTCTATATGGAGATGAGGAGTTTGCCCGCGTCAGAGTGGTTAAAAGTTCAGGTATGCTGTTGCGTTATAATCCGTCAACAGACCAATATACAGCCATTAACGACTGGTATGCAACCCTTAGTAATAACGCTAAAGTTGATTCAAATAACGGAAACGTGACGGACGCAGCATCAACAACACCGGATGCTCCGAATTCGGGGCAAAACGAAACCGGGCAGAAGTATTTAACCGAAGCTGAAGCGAGCGCGCTTGTTGAAGCGTGGCTAAACAAACATCCGTTTCCGTTTGACGTGTTTGTCGAAGGCGGATCTGAAAATACGATTGACGGCGAAGAATACTATCTTTATGACTTGTATATGGATAATCCCGATGGGGATATTATACATCGAATGACTACCATATACGTGCATAAAAAAACGGGAGATTTGTTCTACTATGAAGTAGTTTACGATACGATTGAGCCGTCGTTAGATGATTGGTATAACGAATATTACGGATCATCACTTGATACGGGCACAACTGCTAATGGCGCCGGATCAAACGAAGGAAACGAATCTTCAAACGCGAAGCAAAGCGGCGCTATGGTTTCTTCTAAGGATTTAATCGGCTCATAGAATTGGAAAGGCAAAGATATGGTGGATATCGCGTTTGGAACAAATACCGAACGTCAACTGACACTTTACTCCAACGGGACTTGCGGCGGAAAAATTGCGATGCTTAATAATCTGGATTTGGGATTTGTTACACCTTGGACTCCAGATACATGGTCTTTCTTGGAGTATGAGCAGATTTTACAAGTGTCGGGAGCGTCCACAGAGCTTGGAACTGTTGGAAAAGGGTCTGATGCCAGGCTTGATTATGTCCCTTCATATGAAACTGTCAGTTATAAAGTTACCATATCGGGCAATAAAATGTATTTAGAAAATGTAAACAACCCCGACACCAAACTCATTGAGTACACCAAAGTAGAATAGTAAGGCGAGCAGGGTGCGGTTCATTCCGCCCCCTGTATTTTTTTTGCCCAAATACCTATCCCTTTCTCGTATCTTCCCGCATCATAATAATATATTATAAATATGCCACATAAAAAGAAGCGAATGTATCGGTAAAACGATACAGGATACGATGGAGACATCAGCTTCGATATACGGATGGCGATTATATTCATTATACTAATGAAGAAACTCATTTAGATCTGCGGTATTAAATAAGCGCGCCGATATTTGCGGCACGAAGGAAGGAGGAATTATTTATTGGAAAAATTGAAAACAGCGAAAACATATTCTTAGCAATCTCGGCTTTCATTAGCGCGGTAATGGGTATCATTAAGTGTATCAAGTATATCAACAAGCTAAAACAGGAAAAAGCGTAAAGGCTTAACCAACTGTAAATCAGGCTTCCCACACGGGAGGCTTTCTTTGTTTCAAAAAACAGGAAAGAAAGTGCGAGAAAAGAGAGGTGACGCAATGGCAGCTATAATATTAGCATCAACAGAAGATATGCACCACGACGAATGGCTTAACTGGAGGAAAAAAGGTATAGGCGGTTCCGATGCTTCCGTGGTGTTTGGAATAAACAAGTACAAGTCCCCTGTGGAGTTATTTATGGAAAAAACGGATATGCTTACTCCAACAGAAGTTGGAGAAGCGGCCTATTGGGGCAATCAGTTGGAATCGGTGGTAAAGGCTGAGTTTACCAAACGCACAGGCATTGAAGTGTTTCCGGTAAATAAAATCCTCAAAAGCAAGGAATATCCCTTTATGTTGGCTAATCTTGACGGGGTTTGCAAACATCCTGAATTGGGAACGTGCGTTTTCGAGGCAAAGACCGCCAGCGCCTATAAAGCCGATGAATGGGACGAAGCTGTACCAATGGAGTATATTCTGCAAGTACACCATTATATGGCCGTAACCGGATATGCGGGCGCGTATATTGCTGTGCTTATTGGAGGAAACACCTTCAAATGGACATTCTTAGAACGCGACGAGGATTTGATTTCTACGATCGTCCAGCGCGAAGCTGATTTCTGGGAGCGAGTCGAGTCTGACATACCGCCGTCGTTAGACGGTTCGGAGGCGTCAGCTAAGTTTCTGAATAAACGATTTCCGACCGCTATATCTCAATCAAAGGTACAGTTACCCGAAAGCGCCGCCGAACTGATTACACAATATGAAACCGCCAGACAAAAAGCCGAGCGATACACCGAGCAAAAGCAGAGAGCTGAAAACCTGTTAAAACAAATGTTAGGCGACAGCGCGGCGGGGGTTATCGGAAACAAGGTTATCGGTTGGACGAATGTATCTCAGGAACGGTTTGATAGCAAGGCTTTTAAATCTGAAAATTCGGATTTATACAAGCAATACACCAATCAATCTTCACATCGCCGTTTTACTGTTAAGCAAGCGAGCTGAAACGGGTTTGAAATAGGTACATAGTAGTGTATTGTTATTAGCTGGGAAAGCGGTTACAATGTAAAGGAAGTGGTTAATTGACAAATAACACCTTAATGAAAATGAGTTATTATGATTTAAAAGCCGAGGTTTGCTTGGAAGCTTACGCGGATACCGTGGTAATCGAAAAGAAAGGCCGTAAATCCTACTTGGCCGCTATACGGTTTGGCGGCTATCCCGAAAGCGTTCGCGGTATGTCCGACGCCATCTACGGCGGCGGTTCCGTTACGGTTGAGATTAACGGCGAATCTGTTACCGTGAGCAGCCGCATTAAACAGTACCGAAAGGAATTTTCTTACGACGGTATCTATGCCGAAGCTACGCTTATTATTCAGGACGAGGAGCAGCGTACAGGGCAAGATAATGAGAGTAGCGATAATGCTAACACTCACAACAAGCCCCGCAAATGTTACCTATTCTGTGAACAAGGCAAAAGCGACAGGCTCTTTGAGGAATTAGATAAAAAGACCGCCGTACCGCTGATACCCGAATTCAAGGATTACGTCTTAGGCGAGTTACAGAAACGGGATATATTAAGACCGTTAAAGGTTGTCTCCCGCAGGGAAAAGTTTGACGTATGGCTGCTTGCTATGTCGGAAGATGAGAAGAATATCGTAGCTGTTGTTAATGACGGATTGAAGTCCGGCGCTATAACCATACCCGGATCAACCGGAAACGAGTTCCCCGCCGTACATTCCGTTATCGGATACCTCAATGCCTTTGGCGTAATGATAGCCGAGCGAATTAAGAGTCAATTCAATCCGCTGTTTGACCCTGCAACGGAAGCGTTATCACCGGAGATATTAGCGGTAAATGACAGTATCAAACAAAAAGCCGGGTACAGCCTATACGACGCCCAGCTTGCCGTAGCCGAAGCACATAAACGGTGTTTGCAGCGGAAGAAGGCAACGCTTTGTATAGCCGAGTGTGGTTCCGGTAAAACTAAAATCGGTATTACCGCGCTCCACGCCTATCAACAACGGAATAGCCGACAGAGCATTGGTCAGCATAGCGTCCAACAATACAACAACACCGACACACAGACAAACCATTATCATCAGACAAAACATTTCAATATCGTCATCTGCCCGTCCCATATGACCAAGAAATGGGTACGAGAGATAGAGGAATCTCTGCCCGACACCTTTGCGGTCGTTGTTACAAGCATAACCGAACTGAATAAGGTATATGCCGCGTATGATCGCGACGATAAGACCTGTTATGTCGTTATGTCTAAGGAAAAGGCCCGCGACGGGTATATGAAACGCCCTGCCGCCGTATGGAATAAGCGCCGTAAAGCGTTTATCTGCCCGGTCTGTGATAAGACGATTATGATGTATCTTATCGACTGCGGTTCAAAGTATAAGGTTTCGGCTAACCAATCATTCTTCAAGCGGGAGAACAAGCATAACCATAAGTGCGAGCATTGCGGCTCATTGCTATGGACGGCTTTGACACCGGAACACCAGTCTGAATGGGTAAAGGTGTCTGACTTGGGATTTGTTCACCGTAGGTTGGCTTATCAATATTTGAAGCTTGTTGAGAAAAAACCGATGCTATATGACGCCATCCAAGCTATCATAAACAACCCTAACGGTCATTATCCAAATGCAGGCGCTTACAGGCGTTTCCCGTTATCGACTTATATTAAACAGAAAATGAAAGGTAAAATAGACGGGCTTATCATCGACGAACTTCATAACTACAATAACAATTCCGGTCAAGGCGACGCTATGGGAGAACTGTTTCAAGCTGCCAAAAAGGTAATAGGTATGACGGCGACACTCATAAACGGTTACTCATCCGGTATCTTTCACCTGCTCTACCGTATATCACCGGATTTAATGCTGAAAGACGGTAAGCATTATAATAAGTCCGTTGACTTTAACAGCGAGTACGGTGTAACCGAGTGTGTATACGAGATACCCGCCCAAGATTATAACTCCAACAGACGCACAGCTAAGAAAAAACTTAGAGAGAGGCAGTTGCCGGGCGTATCTCCGTTGGTTTATTCGCGGTTCCTTATGGATAGCGCAGCCTTTCTATCCCTTAACGATATGGGTAAAGATTTACCGGAGTATGAGGAAATACCAATACAACTGCAAATGAACAGGAATGTAGCCAACGAATACGATAACCTTGAAACCGCGTTCAAGACTATATTCGGTTCCCAGAGGGATATAGCTAAAAAGATTTTATCCGCTTATTTAGGATTACTGACCGTTTACCCCGACCAGCCATACAACCAAAAGCCCGTAGTCCATCCCATTACCGGCGATAACCTCGTCATTCCAAAAGAAGTGTCAAGCTTTGATGAATTACACGAGAAGGATAACAGCGTTTTAGACGTAGTGCAGCGTAAGGTTGCCGAGGGCGGACGCGTCCTTGTCTATACCAGTTGGGTACGGATTGACAGCCAAGAGAAATTGACTAACCTGCTGACGGAAAACGGCTATCGGGTTGCTGTTCTTACTTCAAGCGTCCCGCCTAATAAACGCGAGGAATGGGTAGAGAAACAGGTTAAAAACGGTATTCAGGTGTTAATCACCAATCCGAGCCTTGTCGAAACAGGGCTTGACTTGAACGATTTCACCACTCTCTATTATTACAACATCGCCTACAACCTATTCACCCTCCGGCAATCCTCCCGTCGTTCATAGCGTATCAACCAAAAGGCTCCGAGGATAGAGGTTTACTTCACCTACTACGAGGGAACCATGCAGCACAGGGCAATCCGGCTTATGGCGTCTAAGTTAGCTGTAGCTGGTATCATTGAGGGTAACTTCACCGACGAGGGATTAGCCGCGATGTCTGACTGCGCTGATATGACAACGGCGCTTGCCCGTGAATTGACGCAGGGTATCAAGAATGAGGTTGAGGATTTAAGCGCCGTGTTTAAGAAGATGGCGATATTGAAACCGGAATTCGATATTACGGAAACAGAAAATATCGTCGCGCGCGATGATGTTATTGTTATTGATGATAAGCCTGTAATCCAAGTATATCAAAAATATCCGAAATATTCAAAATACCCGGCATACATCATCATAGACGACACATCAGAGGTTGCGGCATACAACACAGACGCGCCCACACCGCTATCTGGTTTGTTGTCGTTTGTAAACAATGCCAAGCCCACCATTATAGCGCGAAGGAAAGCCGTATTCACGGACGAAAATCAATTCGCTCTGCTTGACTTCTTTGAGGCGGCGGCTTAAATGAAGTAATGTTTCAATAACATATTTCAATAGTATGTATCAACAATATATTCCAATAAATATTTCGGTATTATATTTCAACTGTATATATCAACAGTTATTTCAACAAGATCATTTCTATGATCTGAAAAGGGAGCATACATATTTACGCTTTATTACGCTCTGGGAGGCACTCTCCCGGGGCGTTTTGTTTGTCCAAAAATAAAATAAAAATAAAATCAAAAGGAGTAGATGAAAAATGAATGAGCAAGAAAACAAAGGCCTGTTTGACCTTGGCAGCGAAACCGCTGACGATAGCTTTGACCCGTTCGCGTCCGACGATGAACTGGATGGTGATGTGGTAACGGACGCGCCGGAACAGCAGGGGCTAACGGAAACATCAGCGCCGGAACAGTCCAAGACGGAAACGCCTGTAAAGGCGTCGGCAGCGAAAGACGCGAAAGACGCAAAAGCAGCGGAGCAAAGTTTAGATGAGAAACCACCTGTCTTTGAGTATGCCGGAGCCACAGAGAATATCGACGACACTTCAAAGACCTTTGACGAGCTGCGGATTGAGAAAGCCGCTGACTTCCCGGAGTTGGAAGATGGCAAGCGGGTATCCTGGAGTGTCGAGTACGGCAAGATCACAAAGACCGTCGCCGATCCTAAAGGCGCGAGTGTGGGCAAGATGAAATCCGATATTGAAACGTCGAAGGAATTTCTTGAGAGCTTGAAGAAACCGAGGGCTGACAAGAATCCCGTTTGCAAGGTTAAGCCCCGTGTTACCGCGCAGAGCAAGGGCACTAAAACAGCGGCAGCTTACAAAGGCGTGTTTGCCAACATAGACGAAGCTGACGCGGCGGGCAAGGTTATCTCTATCATCCCCGCTAAAGACGGTAATGTATACGAAATCAGAAACACGGAAATGGGGAAGTTTATCACGCCTGTTAAGGGCTGTGATTTACTCTCCGAGGTAAGGGCAGGGTTTATCCCTGCTCTGCCTCTTATCCCTACGGGCTTACTGATGAAGATAATATCCTTCTTCCGATACTTCACTAAGCACGGGGCCGACAATGAAGCTCTCTTAAACATCTATTGGGACAAGACCGACAAAAGGTTTATCGTAGACGCGCCGGAGCAGATTGTAACAAAAGCGTCGGTTATAAGCTATGTAAGCGGGGATTATGAAAATAGCCGCTATATCCACTATATGGACATTCACTCACACAACAGTATGCGGGCGTTCTTCTCGGCCATTGACGACAACGACGAAAAAGCCACACGGCTCTATACCGTAATCGGGAAGCTGTACAAGTGTATACCCGATATAAAGACCCGTATCTCCAACGGCGGCAAACATTGGACGATAGATCCGGCAGAAGTTTTTGAGCCTGTAGGAGAGCCGTTCCCTGATGAGTGGAAAGAAAAGGTTCGCTTCAGAGCGCCGCATAGTAATCTGCCTGATGATGTTCTGTATGATGATGATAAGGAAGATAAATCATGGCTTACGGACGGAGATGGTGTCATATGAGGTTTGCGTTAGATACCCCTGTAAAAATCATAATGTTGGGTGCCGGAGGTACTGGCGGTCATATTGCCCCGCATTTATATAGGTTGCTATACGCGCTTGAGCGGCCTGTAAGGATAATCATAGCGGACGGTGATATTGTCGAGGAAAAGAACCTTGTACGACAAAACTTCATATCCGCTGACTTAGGCAGGAATAAGGCGCAGGTTTTAGCTGAACGCTATGCCACAGCCTTTGGTATGGAGGTACAGTATATCCCTGATTTTATCGAAAGTAAAGACAGGCTTATGGAGTTGATTAAGCCCGATTACTATTCCCACGGAGAATACTCATATAAATGGTCAAAAGGCTTATCTATACTAATCGGCGCGGTGGATAACAATAAGAGCCGTCAGTTATGCCATCAGGTGTTTAGGGAAGCCGATAACCTTATCTATATTGATTCCGGTAACGGTGAATACACGGGACAGGTTGTGTGCGGTATCAGACATAAGGAGAGGACATACTACAAGCCCATTGGTGATGTTTACCCGGACATATTGGAAAGCACAGACAAGTTCCCGACAGAATTATCCTGCGCGGAAGCGTCCGTATCCGCTCCGCAGAGTATTGTGGCTAACATAATGGCGGCTACAGCGGTTATTTCGTACATCTACAACATTCTTGTTCTCGGCAGTATTGAGGTCAAGAGCGTTACGTTCTCTACCAAGACGGTGAATCTGAAACCCATTATATCACAGAAACGTACAAGAAAGGCAGCGTGATAGTGATGTCAGTAAAATCACAGCAGCAAAATATGAAAACTATACACGGCCTTGTATCTCAGAATTTAAGCTATATTCACGGCGAGCGTGAAAGCGGGCCGAATGGGGCAAAGAAAATATTCCATAGTAAATCCAAAGCGTTCTTGCGGGCGCTGGGTAACGATTTAGGATTCAAAGAATATAAGGTAACATCAAACCCCGGCGGTATAGCCGTTGGCGGCGAGATAACGCTCATAGGTATGTGGGGCGACGGTAACGGTTTGTATCTGCAAATATTTCAACCGACAACAAATAGACGAGAGTTCTTTTACCGTCATATATCCCATATGAAGGATTATAGCGGAGGGATAAATCAATGGCTGCCATATTCGTTATTCGCTGACGGCGATTATGAGCAGTTTATTGATATTGTGTCGGCGCTACGGAAACCGTCGTTGCAAATATCGTCAATGGAGGAACTGTCAGAGGAGGTGTATCATATTGCTTGATATTGTAGGTGATACTGAAAACAATAGCAATCAAATTCCTTATGCGCTTGCAAAATTAGAAGAATACGCCCGTGTTGTTAAGCAGGCTATAAATGAGATGCCTTTATTTAAGGAAGAAACTCGAAAAGCATAAGGATAATAAGCCTAAAGCCCGTGAAACATACAGCGACTTACAACAACAGCACGGCAGATTGCTTGGTGCGCTCAATGCCGCTGTCTTAGCTTTACTGGAAATAGAACTGCCGGATATGGCTGATTATTCCATAAAGTTAAGCCAGTCTATAAAATCATACAATCTTATGACGCCGGACTACAGTAAGTTATGCACGGCGTTAAGCGGTTATCTTTCTAAGCTGCCTCTTTCATATCAATCCGAATTACCTGTATCAAACCAACTCGAAACAAGAACTACCAACGCCTCTATCATAGGGCGTCTGATGAATAACGTCAAGATGGGCTATTACCCCACAGATTTGGAACACGTCAAACATTTTGTTCGTGGGATCGAATTCCCTGAAGGTGTAACGACAAATCTGTTTGACCCCTGCTGCGGTTGCGGCCTTGCTTTAAGGACGCTGGCAGATGGGAATAATTGTTATACCTACGGTGTTGAACTTGACGGATACCGTTCAGAGGAAGCACTCACACGGTTGCATAGGGTAGGTTTCGGTTCCTACTTCCATTCACGGATCAGCCGGGAGGCGTTCCATATAATGTTACTTAATCCGCCGTATCTGCACGTTATGACAGAGGGCGGGAATAATACACGTTCCGAGAAAAGGTTCTTGGTCGATAGCCTAAGTCATTTGATGTATGGGGGATTGTTAATATACATAATACCATACTATCGGCTGACTGCCGATATATGCCGTGTACTTTGCGATAACTTCGACGATTTATCCGTCTGGAGGTTTATGGGCGATGAGTTTAAACGGTTCAAGCAAGTGGTTGTCTTGGGATTACGGTGTAAACGGCAAGACGGCTCCGATATGGTTACGGCATTATCTTCATTTGCGTTGAAGCCGGATAAGTTATCTGAACTTGCGGATTTGCCGGATAATCGTTATCCGCTACCTGCCATACCTAAGAAAGTGGAGTTATTTAAAGGCGCTGTGTTCAACGTGGCTGAATTAGCCGAACAGTTAAAAAAATCCACGAGTTTCTCCAGACTGTTTGAAAAGAATAAACTTGACAGCATAGACAAGCGCCCGCTGTTACCTCTAAATCTCGGACAGGTCGGTTTGATTGGCGGTTCGGGTCTTATCAATGGCTTGGTCGAGTGTGATACTCCCCATATAATCAAGGGGCGTATTGTTAAGGAAAATATCATAAATATGGAGGACAATCTGAACGACCGCGGCGATTTGATATCGACAATAGTGTATGAAACAAGCTCTAACAAGATGATTTTCAATCTGCTCACACCGCAGGGGTTTATATCGTTAGCGGATTACAGGGGCGATGACGGAGGCGGTAATTTAAATCATAATACCATGAATACTACCAATACCGTTAATACTGCCTCGCATACTACCAATACCGCCTACATCACCAACACAAACGACGACGAATATAATAACCCCGGTCAGCTTGTTACTGCCGCTATTACCCCCGCCGTTGTTATTACTGCCAAACCCCGTGTTCCTTTAGGCCGCACAGTTGCTACAGCTAATGCCCGCAATACTTTGACAGACACGGATATAAACACCGCCCTTGCCCGTCACCAGTCCGGTGATTGGGGCGAGGTCGGCAAATATGACTGGAAAGCGAATGATTATGCCCTCAAGCACGGTGAGCGTATTTTATCAGCGTACACCAACGCTTGCAACGATAAATTCTGGATTATAACCGAAGCCGATAGGTCATACACTACGGTATTATTGCCGGAGGATTATTGAATTTCACGAAAACTGCAAGAAATTATGAAAGACGACGAAAGAAAATGAAAGATTGTAACGGTTACAAAAAACTGTAAAAACTAAAAATCATACAAAATCACAGAAAGGAGTACAAGAAAATGATACAAGTAAACGTATCGCGTCTAATAGACGCCATTAAAGAATCGGAGGAATTCCGTTTACCCGATATGAACGAGGGTACGGATTATCTCTATAACAACGTCTACAAGCTCTTATCAAGGGGCGAGGACGTAAGGCTGTCAAGACTTGACTTTGACGCTTTCGAATCGGAGGACGTAAACACTCTTAACGAACTGCATACGGAAAAGTTAGAGAAAAACCGCTGCGCGGCTAAAGGCATTGCCTACACTTTAAAAAGAGTAACCCCGGTTTGTAAGGCTGTGGGCTACGTATAAGGGCGGAAGTGTATAAAAGCGGGAGCGGATAAAAGCGGAAGCAGATAAAAGCGTGTGGGATATATAAAAACGGCAGTCAGGAGCGGTTATTATGGAGATAGAAGAATTTAGTTCAATCATCAACATTGTCAAGCTGGCGAAAGAGTTGTACGACATTGACCGATTTGACATCGTGCAGAGTTGGCTCTATGACGAGCTAACCTACGATTCATGGTTTGAAAATGCGTGGGAGGTAGTTACGTCTATATTCTCCGGGTTTAATGGCAATTACAACGAGGAGTACGAAACAGATATAATGATATTTTCCGATGACGTTATCAGCGAGTATTTTATCAATGCGTGGGAATTCGGGAAAAAGACCAATACCCCTTATGACAAGAATCCTTATGTAAAGGAAGCCGAAAACGAAATGCGCTATTGGTTGGACTTCACTTACACTATGGAATGGAGGCTGTTGGGTTATGCAAAATCAAAACGGGCCGCCAAAGAGAGCAGACTGATAGTCTATGCCTGTGCCAATGAGTTCTATGAGTATGACCATTTGGCGTATGGTCTTGTTAAGCTTTACAAATGGTTTTCTGATAAGTGCACGGAGTTTAATAAGCTGAAAGGGGAGATGGCTGCATGAGCGAAGTTGTTATCAGAATACGGGACGACGGCAATGTTACCGTTGAGGATAACCAAAACGGTGTAAAGGGTTTCAAGGAGATAAGCCCGGATTCCCTAATAGAGTGTATTAATTTGAGCCTGCTGCGAGGGGCTGTTACAAGCGGGCTGTTACCGACAGGCTGCGTATCATTCACCGCATACGACAACGGCGACAGGGATGTTTGCCTGTTGCATCAAAAACACAGAGCTGACATCAGTTATTACGGTACGGAGTATAAAGACTTTCCCCTGCCGCGCTTAGTGTTCGGCTTTCATATCAGCAGAGAAGGCCGTGTAAGCTCCTGCCGGATTGCCATTATCGCAAATGATGAAACAGTAAGGCCCGACACAAGGCTATACCATTACCCGCTGTCCAACGTCAGCGGGTTTCATCTTTGTATAGGTAATAATGTTCTGCCAAAGTGTACAAGTCTGCATACTTTGGCGAGCCTGCCTTATTACATATTATCAATGCCGAACAACAATGACCAGTTTAAGCCCGCGTTAAATAAACCTAAGCTTGAAATGCGGGATTTACTGGAGCTGTTGAAGGATAAGGCACCGACATTCTATTACAGCGACATTTTAATACCAAGCAACAAGGTTCTGAATGACTTTATAAGCGGAAGGGGATGATTATTATAAGTAAAAAGATAGCAAGCATAAAGACAACAGACGAAAAAATGAAAGAGATCCGCGACATTGAGAACAAATACGGCCTTGTGCTTTTCCGTATGGGGCTTTCGCATTTGGTTGACGTGGGGCATCAGAATTTGACTGATGAAAATGTCGAAGCGGGCATAGAACAAATTATGGCTAAAGAAGAAGATGATAAGGCTAACGGTAAAATCTCCGTAATGACGCCTGAGTTTCAATGCGATATCGTCCGCTGCGCCGCCGAGCTTACTAAGTTCAGCGTTTGGACGCTGTTCGCCTATATCAAGAAGTATGTAACCGTAGGAGATTAAGAAGTTAGGAGATTGGAGGTATGTAAGATGTTCAAAACAAGAGCAACAATGATACACAGCCGGAAAGAATCGGATGAGGTTACTATACTGCACGAAAATGGCTGCAACGATGTTATCGCCGAATATAACGGCACGCGCTGTACCGCTGTTTATAACGGTTTCGCCGGTCTTTACTACGTCGATGATATTTACGGCGTGTTGACGGATAGGCATAAGTGTCCTGTCTGCGGTGTTTATGTAGCTTAGTCTTAGGGATATGATAACCGAGAGGAGAAAAGTATTATGGGTTACTATAGCTGCTGTGCGTTGACGTTAAAAAATGAGGATTTCAATGTTCTTATCTCCAAGGCCCGGCAAGAAGAAGATGAGGATGCTAAAGACATAATCACCGCCGCTGATATATTTCAGACGAGTGATTACACCACGTTATACTGGAATTGGTGCAAATGGTATCCCGACTATCCTGATATAAAATTCATAGAGGACTTTATGGAGACCGTTCCGCACGTTTTCCACAGGATGGGCGAGAGCGATGATGATTATGAATGTTTTGAGAACTGCGGCGATGAATGGGATATGACTGAATCTGTTTCGCTTTTAAGGGATTTAAGCATTGATGACGCCGGAACTCGGATTAAAGCGGAAGGAAATAATGAATGGGAATGGTGGGAAGAACGGGAACAACGGGAAGAACGGGAAGGAGATGCAGCCAATGGACATAGACAACAAGCCGTTTAGCTGTTACGGCACCGGCACCGGCATTGAGTTCTGGCGAAATAATGTTACAAGCTATGGCATTGATGAGGCTGTTGTTATATGCAGCAATCACATTAACGAGAACCTGAAGCGCGAACTCTCAGAGGATGAGCGCCGGTTCTGCCGGGAGATGTTCAAGGCTATGTATGAGGCCACAGCAAACAAGATTGTTCCGTCTAAACTCGTCTATCCCTATAACTTTAAAACCGCCAACGAGCGTGTGGAAACATCCTACTTTGACAAGAGCCGGAGTATGAACCAAACCTGCGCCCGCTTAATTGACGAGGCGATAAGAGCAAGTAATTATAAGCCGGATTATTACAATCTGGAGTTTGCCGCTATGTCAGTCATAAACGAGTGTGGTTTTGAGCGCGTGAACGCTGTACTGGCTTTCCATATTCAAAATCACGAGCACGACGGCCGCTACTCACAAGCCAATAGGAAGTGGGCGCAGAACTTTACACTCCCGGACAAAGCAGACACCTTTCTGAACTCTCACGCCATTCTTATCGACGGCTTTGCCGAATATACCCGTATACCGTATGCAGACTTAGGAGCGGATAGGTTTGCTTTACCGGGGCGGGAGGAAGATGGCGAATCTGAACCTAATTGCGGCTATGAAATTATTAGGTCGATTATGGTTGACGAGAACCAAGGCTATGTTATCGGTCGCAACCCTAACAACATTTCCCCTTATGTTTGCTGGCAGTTCTATATCAGGGATGGCAAGCGCAGTTATAATTGGGGGATATACGGCGAGGAAACAGACGCGATAAAAGGTTATAACGCCCGTGTGTTTGTCGCGTTTAACTGAAAGGCGTCATATCGTATTCAGTAACTATTGTATACTATTATAACCATTATAAACGGAAGGAGATTTTAACATGAACCATGAAGAAATCATCAAACGGCTGCGTGAGCCGTTTAGCAGTAAGGATGTGGAATGGAAGATCCAAGTCGTAACACAGGACAAGGCGCGCGGTATGGCTGTCGTCTACTTAGACGCGCGCGCTGTGCAGAAAAGGTTAGATGATGTCGTCGGGCCTTTTAACTGGAAGAACATTTACTCGCTTTGGCACGATAAGGCTCAAATCTGCGGCATAAGTATCTTCAACGACGAGCGTAATGAGTGGGTTACGAAGTGGGACGGCGCCGAGAACAGCGACATCGAGCCAATCAAGGGCGGCTTATCGGATTCATTCAAGCGCACTGCTTGCGTATGGGGCATTGGCCGGTATATGTACGATATGGATGGGATATGGGTGGAGGTTGAGGCGAAAGGTAAATCGTTCGCTATCAAACAAAACCAGTACAGCAAGTTAGAGAGCGAGTATAACGCGGCGGTCGGCAAGCTCTTTGGTAAAGCCTCTAATCAACAAAGCGCTCCTAACCAACAAAGGACTTCTGCCGATTCCGCTCCTGCCGGTTCGTCTAACAGACAGACACAGACCGCTCCTACATCAACGTCTGCATCAACATCTGCGCCTAAGAGCAACGGTAACACTCAATACAATACTCAACGTAACGCACAGCAGTCTGATAACTCTGCTTACGATTTCAAAGTACAATCCATCAAGCCGTCCGGCAAGTCCAGTCAGATGTTAGAGTTAGTTGGCGGGGACGGTAAGGTTACAACGGCGTACATCAAGACCGGAGATCAGTCTATTGTTTCCGGCTCCCGTTTACGCGGGGTTAAGATAGAAAGAAAAACGAGCAGTTACGGTGAGTATAACCTAATCAATGAGTACCAGTTGGCGGCTTAATCATGGGACGTAGGTTAGAGGTGTGAATTTTGGTTTACATCAGAAACGTAAATCAGGAACGTAACCCGGAGGGAGTGGCAACACTCCCTCTTTAATTGGAGCAAAGGAGATAATTATATGAAAAAGATAAACGGTTTTACAATCACAAAACTGTCTATGACCGGTTTCAAATGCTTTGAAGATACGGCGACATTTGACTTTGGGGATATGACAGCTATAACAGCTTCCAACGGTCAAGGTAAATCCAGTATTGCGGATGCTATAGCATTTGCCTTTGTGGGTACGCCATTCTTCGGCGACAGGGGGTTAGACAGGTTACAGAATAAGAATACACAAGAAATGACGGTGAGCGTAGACTTTACCTGCAATATCGGTAAGAAGCATAACCTTACCCGTACCCGTAAACGGGACATGACCGCTATCACCTATGACGGTAATAATATCAGACAGGCAGACTTAAATAAGGTTTTCGGGGATAAGGATACATTCTTGTCGATACTGAATCCGCTGTACTTTATCAACGTGCTTGGCGACAGCGGTAAAGGTTTGTTGGAGAAATTACTGCCTGCGGTCAAACATGAGGATGTGCTGGCGGCTTTGGAACCGTCGTCGCAAGAGATACTGGCAGAGCAAAAACTATCGTCGCCTGAAGCCTTCATCAAAAAGCGCCGGAGTGAACTCAAGAAGCTGGAGGAAACCCTTATCGGCTATCGCAGTAAGAAAGAACTGCTTACCCATCAACGCGAGGAACGCGCCGTTACTCTTAACGAACTGCACTCGGCTATCGACGCTCTTACGGATGAAATGTCGGAGCTTACGAGTATACGGGATAACGACCAAGATAATGAACGTGATACTATAGCGGAAGAAATATCGCTTGCGGAACTGTGTAAACGCCGTGATGAGTTGTTGTCGGAGGCTAAGTTAAGCAGCGCGAATAAAGTTACACGAGAAACAATGCAGGAGATAACGTATAAGATTAAGGCGGTTGAAACTTCTATAGCGGTACAGACAGTAGCCCAATATGTATCAACCTGCACAACACAGATAGCCGAGACCGAAGCCGGATTAAAACTCCTGTATGATGAACACGCGCATCTGAACAAGACTTTGGCTGATACTGTTGTCGGTTATATATGCCCTACCTGCGCTACTGCGATTACCGCAAAGAATATTGAAGCGGTTAAGACAGACTTACAACGTAGACTGTCAGTTCTTACGAGCGACGGTAAAACGGCTAAACGTGCATTGGCTGAGATTAAAGTACAAGATGATACAGACAGGCACGCGTTTGAGGACAAAAAGACCGCTGCATTGAAGGAAGAAAACAATAAGCTGCTCGTACTTAACCAACGGCTACAGGAAATGAATGTCGCCCGCGAGTTGGACTCACAAGACAACAGCGAACAGTTATCATCGCTTGAAGGTCAAATTAAAGAACTGAAAAACTTGCTTAATATCGGTAACTGGACGCCGGAGCAAGCACAGCAGTTTGCCGAGTTAGATAAGGCAAAGAAAGGGTACGAAGCCAAGATTGAGGCTTTGAGCAATGTTACCGATAAGGATTACACACCGCTGATTACGGAGACCGAAGCAAAGATAGCCCAGCTTAAACTGCTGATAAACGAAGCTGTTCAGTATATGGTCAAGCGTATTGAGTTAATGCTTAACGGTCTTACCATGAGCAATACTGAAATCGTACTGACGGAGGTTATCAAGACCACGGGGGAAGTCAGGGATTGCTTCCGCTTCTCTTATGACGGGCGCGACTACAGGTGCTTATCTCTGTCTGAAAAAGTAAGAGCAGGGTTAGATGTGAGCCTGCTTATACAACGGCTCTCGGGCAGGAAGTACCCAATCTTCATTGATAACGGTGAGAGCATCTGCTCATTCGGCAATGTTACCTTCTCCGGGCAGACGATACTTTCACGGGTGGTCAAAAATCAAGAGTTACAGGTTACTTGCAGAAATAGGAACAGGGAACAGTTAAAGATGGCGGCGTAATGCCAAAACAAAATCAAAACATCAAACCGTGCGGATTGGGAGTAAAATCATATGCCAAAGCCGCACGGTTATTTTATTGGAGGGATTTATATGTCTAACAACAAAACGGAATTAGTATTCATCATCGACCGCAGCGGTTCTATGGGAGGGCTTGAGAGCGACACGATCGGCGGCTTTAACGCTATGCTCAAAGAGCAGCAGGCGGCTCCGGGTGAAGCTGTAGTTACCACGGTGTTATTTGACGACCAATACGAACTGCTCCACGACAGGATCGATATTCAGGCAGTCGCGCCGCTTACCGACAAGGATTATACAGTTCGCGGCAGCACGGCTCTGTTTGATGCTGTGGGTAAGACCATCAAGAAGATCCGAGCGGCGCAGAAACATACCGCCAAAGAGTATCAGGCCGATAAGGTGTTGTTTATCATCATTACCGACGGTTATGAAAACGCCAGCCGGAAGTATACGGCGGATCAGATAAAGGAACGAATAACTCATCAGAAAGAAAAGTACGGTTGGGAGTTTATCTTTCTCGGCGCTAACATGGACGCCATAATGGAGGCGGGTAAAATCGGTATAGCCGCAGACAGGGCGCAGAGATATAACGCCGACAGTAGCGGAACCGCTTCGGCGTGGGGTGCAATGTCTGAAACTTCCACGGCTTTCAGAACTGGCAAGGGGCTTAATGGTTGGGCTGATGCCATTAAAGGCTCTTCAAAATAACATTAAAGCAACGGTAGATTATATCATGTCAAACCAACGAGAATATTCAAAATAACGAAAATGTATCAAAACAACAGATGAACGATTAAGCGGTTGGAGGCAAAAGCCTCCGACCGCGTATTTTACCGGAGGTGTACATTGTGAGAAAGCAGTATTATCATCAGCACGCAATCAAAAAGATAACGCCGTCGGAAGCGGATTGCATTATCTATTCACGCAAACCGTTAGGGTTGTTTTATCTCATACACAACGGGATGTACGTCGGTATTGATAACTCAAACGCTCACGCGTGGACAGAGGAATTTACAAGCCTGTATCAATGCAAACAATGGTTGAGAAACCCGTCAATGTTAGCTCCGTCGATGGAGGTGGCTTAGTAGATGGCAAGGTATAACGCAATGACCGAGGAGTTTGACGAAGTAACCATATTTAACAAACCCGCTTTATTTACGCCTATACGTATCGACGCTAATACAATCCCAAATGGTTATCATCTCTACGAGGTACGCCATGACGACGATTGTCAAGGCGACGCCGTTCAGATAGCGCGCAGTATTGTTGTAAACCATTGGGGGAGCCTTATCACAAAAGATGAGATAATTCTTCCCCCGGACGGTTACTTAGATATTGAACCGGAGGACTTGAATTACAGTACCGGGGACTGTCGGAGTATGGGTGAGTTTATGGCAAAATATCCTTCAAACACAGACTGAAAGACAGACTAAAAGAGTTGCAAACAATATGGCGTATGAGGGTGTTCGGAATAATGATGTTCGGAACGACGATATTCAAGAAAACGATGTCCGAGACTGCACGGCGTTAAAGACGTTTGAGGTTATGATTGTCGAAAATGAATAACAAAAGTGTAGTTGCTGGTAATTACGATTACCTGCAAGCCCAGTAAATGTATCCGGCAATCAAAAACACCAGTATGCAGGGCATACAGACTGAGGGCGATACTATTCGCCCTTTGTTTTTTACAAAAAGAAATTTCAATTCTACATAAAAATAAGAACTAAAATCTTGTTTTGTGAGGAGTTGAAGGTATGTATGAAATCAATATCAGCTTAGACAGTGTGATATATAAATCAAAGCCTACGGGCGGCGATATAGGCAAGATAAATAATCGAATCGCCAAAGGCAAAGCAACATTAAAGACTCCCGACGGGATTAAAGAGTTTGCGGAACGTGTAGGTAAACACGGCGCTACTTTTTGCCCCGCTACATTTTCTGACGGATTAAGAAAGAAAGCTAATTTTGAACAAACGCAGCTATTGGCGCTGGATTTTGATAATGGTATAAGTTTTGATAAGGTTAAAGAGAGAGCCGAAAAGTATGATTTGCCTATATTGTTTGCGTATGATACCTTCTCCAGCATGGATAATGACAGGTTCAGGGTAGTTTTTCTGAATGACACACCAATCGAAAATGCAAAGGCCGCTGAAATGGTGTCTGATGCTTTGCTCACTATGTTCCCCGAAGCGGATAAATCCTGTGGTGATATTTCAAAAATGTACTTTGGCGGAAAAGAGCTGCTGCACTACGATGAATCCCTCCCGGAAGTGAACATAGAATCAATATTCAGAAATATGACCATCTTTCTGTATGATATGGACGCCCCCGCACATACGCATTACAAAAATAAAATCAAACAATTCGCTTCAAAGAATAAGATCGCCTTAACTCAAAAAGGTCTGCTTGATGTTTCAATAGCGGAAAATCCGCCCGAGGAGGAAAATGGTAAAATCTCGCCATCTTCTATTATTATACCAAAAAGAATGCTTGGCGAGAATTTACCAAATAGGTATTACATCATTAATCACATTGAGAATTACACTAACATTTCCTCGGGCTCCCGAAAGACGCCTAAAAATCATGCGCCTTACCGCTCATCCACCTTAGAGGGTGCTGCGTCAATCTGCCGGTTACTCCGGGAGTTTGGGAATGGCTCAAGAAAGCTGCATCACAATGAATTATTCGGTCTTGCAACTAATATAATTCAAATCGAAACAGGCGCGGCGTGGTTCTGCGATGTTTTATCCTCAAACTCTTATTTTGAGGATAATACCGAGAAATATGATAAGTGGAAAAAAGATTTACGTTTTATGATTCAAAACGATTACAGGGAACAGAACTGTGAAGGGTTTTGCCCGTACAAGAGCCAATGCCGGCACGGAAAAAATATCCTTTCTACCACAAATCCAAAAACACATACGAGAATTGCCGGATACACAGAGGAGTATGTTTCTTTGAAGGAAGCTGAAGAAGATTTAGACCAAGCCTTAGAGATGGCTATAGAGGCAGATGATAATGGAGTTTATGTTATTAAAGCCCAAACAGCGGCAGGTAAAACCCGGGCATTCATAGACCGAATAAAAGGGTCGTCCGGGAGATTTCTAATTGCCGTTTCGTCAAATGATCTGAAGCACGAGATATTAGAGAGGGTAAAGGAGCAAGGTATGGATATGATAGAGTCGCCATCCCTGAAAGAATTGAATTTGCCCGATGAGGTAGAATCCCGCATTGATCATTTGTATGACACAGGCAGGCATCGCAAAGTAATCCCCTATATCAAAAAAGTAATCTCGGAGGATGATCCGTACAGTGCCGATATTCTGAGCAGTTATCTGAAGGAGTTGGATGAGTTTAAAGATTCAAGCTGCCATGCCGTCACCACACATAAGAAACTACTTTACATGGACGAAAAAACACAAAAGAAGTATGATACCGTCCTTATAGACGAGGATATTATTCTAAAAGGCATAGTCAGCGAAAAGGTCGAAATCCCCTGTTCGGAGTTAATGAAGGTGTACAAGACATTGCCGCATAACAGCGAGTTGGCTAAAAAAATAAAAATGGCGCGAGAACGCGCCAAAGAACAATCATACTTTCAACTGCCGAGCATCGAATTTGATGATGAATACGAGGGGATATCAAATGCCATTGACATCCCCTCTTTCTGTAAAGCTGAATATTTCTATTGTAATAAAATATCTGAGGCAGATAATATAAAGGAAAAATGGTTATTCGGTGATAGTCTCATTTTTTATAAGCCAATCAGTTTAAAGAAAAATATAAAGTACATAATCGTTTCCGCAACCGCAGATGAATTCGTATATAAGAGTTTCTTTGGTGAGGGCAGGGTTAAATTCTACGAATGTAAGAGAGCCGAGAATGAAGGCGCTCTTTATCAGGACGTTTCAAAATCCCTAAGCAGGTCGTGTATCAGAAAGGATCCGGGTGTTTTAAGCCGAATTAAAACACTTACCGGATTTGAGCATTCAATCACTTTTAAAGAATTTGTCGATAACATCAACGCCGATATGAGTTACGGTAACACGGAAGGCCGCGATCACTTGAAAGGGCAAGATATTGTTGTAATCGGAACACCTCATTATCCCGAATGGATGTATAAGCTGTTTGCCTTTACCTTTGGACTTGATGTTAACTTAGACGAACCCATCAAGCGTAACCGTCCGGTTGTCCACAATGGCTACAGATTCCGTTTCACCACCTTTGACGACGAGGGGTTACGGAAAATCCAATTTTGGATGATTGAGAGCGAACTGGAGCAGGCCGTAGGCAGGGCAAGGCTATTACGTTGCAAGTGCGATGTAATCTTATTCTCAAATTTCCCGCTTAGGCAGGCGGTTATTAAGGGATATGAATACGGATAAATAATCTGAGTAAAATCAAAATACGATAAAGTGGCTGATAATGACAGCACGGCAATGGAGATATAGCCGCCCCATTTTATACCGCGTATGTTACTTTGTTATGGTATGCCCTATGTATGCCCCGTTATTTTCTTTAAAAGAATGTTCAGACGCGAAGTTATTTATATTCATTGACTTTGATACGGGGAGTTAAGCAGACTCCCCCGTATCATTGACGGTAAGGATAACAGCAAGATGCAATAAGATATTGCCGGGTAACGCTCTCAACGGTTTATCGTGCCGACTATACCGAAAGCTGGAGAGATACTCGCAAGCGTAAGGCATTTATTTTTTTCATTTGATCGTCAAAACAAGCCAATGAAAATTAACGGCAGCAACCGCCAACAACTAACCACGCAGAGCTTATACATAAAAAAAGAAACCAATGTAACAAAAATGTAATAAATAAATGCAAATGGAGGATGAATTTATGATATATTTTATTACATTTTTAGAGTTGACGCTCGCTATTGACATAAATGCCTTTGATGATCAGCTTGGCAGAGCATACAAAAAAGCCAAGACAAGAGGCCATCCTTTACAAGAAACTGACTTTGGCTATTTTGATAAGTCCCTTGTCAAGAAAGGTGTTATTATCGCTTACCATAATAACACAAAAAAGAAAAAGATAAGGCTTCTTATGTACCCAAGTCAACTTATCGGCAATGGTAACGGTAAATTATCCGGCGTATGGGAGCCGACTTCAAGCAACATATCACGTCTTAGGGATAACCTTGAGTCTTTGGTTGAGGAATACTTTGATTCGGATTACCAAATAAACGATTTCAAGCTATCTCGCATTGACATAGCGGCTGATATAGACGTCGGCAGTAGAGAGCGCGTTTCCGATTATATAAAAATCTTACATAACCTCGGACACGTAAAACTCTTTTCACCAATTAAACACAGTAAGTACGAAGGGATGTCAAAGGTTAATTTCTTCGGATTAATGGGAAATTCAAATGGCATTGAGTTCAGGGCTTACGGATTAAATGATAAGAAAGGAATTCTGCGGGTTGAAGTAAGTCTTCTTAAATCAACAACCATCAAGGTTTATTTAAAGGAAACCAATACCTCAAAACTGATCCGGGACATAGCAGAGAATAGTATAAGTATTTTTATGGACGTTTTTAAATATATCATCCCTACCGGCGACCATTATAAAAAGGGGAAGGCCGGTGATTTGATCCGTGAAAGGGTATCAGACACAAGGATGAGAGGCAGGATGTTACGGCTTTTGACGTTAATACCGGAAAAGAAATCTCTGTTACTGGCTCAAAAAGCTTTAAATGTTAGGAATATCCTTGATGTAATGGATAAATTCGAGGATATTGGCGTGTCGCCCATTACAATCAGCAAGAGACATGACGTGAAACATCTGAAAAGCCTGTACGACTATTTATAGCGCCGCATTGCAATAAGGGTGCAGCAAGGTATTTTGTAATAAGAACGTATCTTGAAACATTAACTAATATGGAAGGATGGATTAGAAATGAGCAAAAGTTTTATTGACAAGATAGCTAAGATTCAGATGAATACATACATCAGAACCATTTACTCGCCGGATCTTTCATCCCTAACAATGAGTTATTATAAACAAAGCCTTACATTTTCTTTTACCCCATATATCGGTAAAGATAACCGTGGTTTTGACCAATATGATAATAAATCATTCATATCAACTACGGTTGATTGTAAAGGGGGTAGCGTTACTATATAAAGTCGCTGTAGATATTTTTAACGATGAGAGTCCAAATAAAGAGATAGAGGTTGTGCTTCCGCGTAATAATAACACCGCCCTAACATTTGAGTACAAGCACGGCCAAGACAATCAAATGGAGGCTCACCTTACAATTGAGAGGGACGGCAGAATAATCCCGTTTAAGTTTCTGGCGGACACCTTTACCGTAAAAGAAAACGGGCAAAAAGTAACGAAGGTTATCCAATCATGTTTGGGTGCTTTTGCCATGACGCTTGAAGGGTACTTGTTAGGTATCGGCATCGACAGACAGTTGAGTAAGCTTTCGGACGAATACGAGACAGCTCAAGATGATAACGAGAAAAAAGCCTATACTGCTAAAAGTAATGGTCAAGGTAATAATTATCAAGGTGGCAATAACGGTAGTTATCAAGGTGGCAATAACGGCTGGTACCGGAGTAATAACAACCAAGGTTATGGTAATCAAGGCAATAATGGCGGGTATCGATATGGGAATTACGGCGGCTATAAAAAGCCGTATAATTCGTATAATAATGGAAAGGGGTCTTATGGGAATAACGGCAATTACCAGAATAATCCCTCAAGCTAATAAACCTATGCTCTGTATGAGGGAAGCAGATAATTATAAAGAAAAAGACAAGGTGGGGACGCGCGTTTAAACGCGCCCCCCTTGCTTTGCCTCGATTCGTTTTTCGTTTTATATTTCATTTCTCATTGAAACCATAGTAGAATTTTCTTTGAAGGTGTGATATACTGGTAAAAACAAGGCAAGAGTTTGTTGAAGGGGAATAAAGAATGGGTCTGATACCGTTAAACTTAGACGTACTGCCACCTACAGATGATAGGATTTTCAAGGTTCTCCTAACCTTGCCCGACGCTAAGCCTGTACTGATGGATTTAATTACATCCATCATCAAATACCCGGTCGTAGATGTTGTGGTACGCAACAACGAACTCCCCGTCGAAGATACGGAAGGAAAAGCCGAACGTTTTGACGTGAATTGCAGAATTAAAGACGGAACACAAATAGATTTTGAGATGGCAGCCAGCCGTATACAGGAAGATTCCGACGGCAAGCATAGGAATCTCAAGGGTAAGAGCATATACTACCTGTGTGATTTACACTCCTCCCAATCCGCAAAGGGAGTACGCAGATATGACAAGTTGGCTAAAACCTATCAGGTAACATTCTGCTCCTATACCGTGTTCCCGAACCGTAAGGAGTTTATAAACTCGTTTTCTATGCGTCACGATAACGACAACGAACTGCTGTCCGACGCTGTGTGTATGATAATTGTAGAGCTGAGTAAGCTTGAGGAGATACTGAAAAAGCCGGTCAACGACATGACGGACTTAGAGAAATGGGCTGTGTTCTTTCAATACGCAAACGCGACCGACCACAGAGAAACGGTAAACAAGGTCATTGAATCAAAGGAGGCGCTTCAAATGGCAGGGAGTATTTTAATGAGTATAAGCCAGGACGAACGGGAGCGAGCGGTTTATCGCAGCCGCAGGATGTATGAAACCGACAGGGAGTCGGATATAGCGACCGCCGAGGATAGAGGAGCAAGGCAAAGAGATTTTGTCATTGCCCGGAAACTTCTCATACGTGGTAGACCTATTGAAGAAATAATTGAGGATACCGGATTAACTGGTGAGGAAATAGAGAGGCTTCGCTATACTGATTAGCCTCCGTATGAATAAGGAGATAACTCCAAATGAACTCTATGGCTATAACGGAAAAGGGCAGGCATCCCCAAAACGCTCAAATTCAAGGTTTGTTGGGGAGTATTAGTGGCGTTCTCTCCTTCTCCGTTGCGTCATAAATACCCTAACGGGTATTGTGGCATTTAGGCGATAGAGCTAATCGGGAACACATCTTTGAGAGGCTGGGTTCCGGTTAGTTCTATTTTCTTTTGCGTTCCTGCTCCGCGCCCATAATCCGACTTACCAAACTTATAAGAAATACTTATATCAATATTCCTCTCGCCGTCTGTATCGTAGGTTTCGGACACCTCTATCTTGTCAATCAATTCGACAACTATATCCCTTGTCAATGAATCAATCGAAAGACACTCCTTAATCCGCTTGACGTAGCCGCTAATATCCTTCTTTTGACGCTTGCACTCGGCAAACTCGTTTTCCAACTGCTCAAGAAGGGTTATTAACCGCGCCTGTTCTTCCTCGTACTTCCCTGATAACCTCTTAAACATCACATCGGTTACATTTCCGGCTATCTTTTCTTCAAAGAGGTTTAACATAAGCCCGTCAATCTCTCTTATCCGGTTTTGGGATTCACGGATATTTTTTTCATACCTTGATAGACTACGGGTTTTAAACTCATCGTTAGACTTTAAAATCTTATTGATAAGTTTATCCTCATCATCTGCCCCTAACACGGCGTACTGCTTAATATCGTCTAAGACCGCTTGATATAACACGTCATAGTCAATAATATGCGGAGGGCAAACCTCTTTTCCCTTCTGATTGTATGTACTGCAACGGTAAAATTCTTTCGTGTAAGACTTGTATTCCTTACGGTTGAAAACCATACCGCCGCCGCAATCGGAACACTTAGCGATTCCGGCGAATATACTGATTTCACCGTTACAACGACGCTTGACACCTTGCCTGTCGTTTTCCTCGTGGGTCTTTTGCGCCATGCTCCATTTCTCTTTTGGGACAATAGCCGTGTGCGTGTTTTCTATTATCGTCCATTCGTTAAAAGGCTTTCGCTTAACCCGTTTGTCCTTGAAAGAGGTTACATTCCGTTTACCGTTCGCCATTGCGCCGTAATAAACAGGATTCTTAATGATGTTCATTATCGTTGCGCTGCCCCAACAGTTCTTGTTGTTGTGATAAGGGTTCGGCTTGTTTATAGTGCTGTAATAGTATTCGTTCGGGGGTAGAATCCCTTCTTGATTGAACACGTCAGCTATAGCCCTTCCCGTTTCGCCGCCCAAGTATAAATCAAAAATCCTTGTTACGTTATGAGCGACATTCTCATCAACGATTAGAACGTGCTTATCCTCCGGCGATTTCATATAACCATAAGGCGCACGGCTGTTAGCGAATTTCCCTTGCTCTGCCATAAGCCTTTTTACGGAACGTACCTTACGGCTTACATCTGCGGCGTACATCTCGTTTATCATTTCCTTTAACGGCGTGAGCATATCGTAGCTTCCCGTTTGGTTTAACTCGTCTAAGTTATCGCAGTTATCCTCTATCGCGATAAACCTAACGCGCAAACTAAGGAATTTCTCACGGTGTAGCGCGGATTCTATTCTGTTTCTTCCGAAACGGGATAAATCCTTGATAATAACGCAGTTGACCTCTCCGCTCTCGACATCGTTCATCATTTCGTTAAGTCCGGGGCGATTGAACGTAGTGCCTGTTACATCATCGTCCACGTAGGGCTTGTATACCGCCCAGCCCTGTTTTTCTGCATAAGCCATTAACATTGCCTTTTGGTTTTCAATGCTAACGCTGTTGTCTTGCTTGCCGTTTTTCAAGTCCTCTCTTGATAGACGGCAATATATACCGACATTGTATGACATTTAAAAATCCTCCTTTCAAGCTGCCATACGTCGGAAATGCCTGTGTCAGATTATAACACAGACATTCCGACATTACCATAAAATCTAAAATCTCACCAAACACAGATTTCATAATTTTATGAATTGGCTTGACGCTGAAAACGGCATTGACATTTATCAAAGAAATTATAAGCCTCGTTTCTTAATAATTTCCGTTCAGCGTTTGTTGACGGGCTTTCTACAGCGTTCATCATTTGATGATACAGATTAACGCCCTCCATAAATAATTTATCCTTTCTTAATTCGTAGGGTATTCTTTTTGGCATATTTTATCCCTCCTGTGATTTACTCAATTTTGTGTTGGCTATTGAAAATAGTATATCGTCAATTCGTCTGCTTGTATCTGCATTAAAATTACTCGTGATATTAACCCGAATATCCCCGATTTTACGGGAGGTAGTCTTTGTGTCTGTGTTCCTCATTGCTCTTGATTCACTTCCTTTTCAACGAATGAATGTTTTTTGATTTTTAGTTTTGTGTCTAATATGGTAACGTCAACCATTTCATACACGTTATGAAATATATCCATTATGGAATATACCTCTAAATCATACTTGTTTAGTAAGTCAATAATTTCATTAGCGATTCTGTTGACTTCGCTGTAATAACCAAGTTCTTTTTTCATTCTATCAATCCTCCTTTGAGATAAGCCATTCGTCAATTTCCGGCTTAACATAACCGTCAATAACTTTCTTTATTTCATCGCAACGGTCAAAATAGAAAATCTTGTTGCCGTCCTTGTCTTTATGAACGCCGTGTAGATGTAAATGTAAAAGCCCACTGTCTGAAATTGCGTAAAGCAAATATTCATCAGTTACCTTGTAGGCGTTGCTTACATAGCGTTTCTTCGCCTTGCTGTGCTTCCTGTATTTAGGCTTGCTCTGTATTATTTCCGTTGTTTCCGTTATTTCCGCTATATCCGTTTCCGTTATATTCTCATTTATTATTTTCATTATTCAATTTTCCCCTTTCAAAATAAGCGCACGGAGCGGGGAGAGAGCTTAGAATTTATAAAAAGGAGTTGTTTTTGCTTTGACTGAAAACAAAAACCTCCTGCGCCCCGCGCTATATTGCAAATCGGCTATGCGCCGAATGTTGCCTGATTATTTATCTTATACGTATTGCCTTACTGTATTTATCTATCCAGTTCACAACTAAAGGATAGAACGGGCTATCACCCGACTACGTTTATTACATAACATAGTAAAACTTAGTATTACAATGTATAACACACCTTGCAATGCGCTCAACTTTGGGATATACCTTCTATCTCGTACAATATCGCTGTATTTGATAGGGAGATTCTATTCTCTGAACGTCCACCATATTGCATAAAGCAATTTAGGTCTTTCGCTGCTGATGGGGTCTTTTGGCTTAAATACTGTGCAAGAGCCGTAAGAATCAACTTTTGGTATCTTCTCGATTCGTATGTTTTCAAGCGTTTTGTATCTTTCCCTTTCGGGCTATATACCGTAGCCTACAAATCATAAACCCGTTCCAGTCTTACATACATCAGATAAGAGCGTGAAGCCATTACGCAACACACCAGTTAGCCTCCCTTGCTAACCGAAAAATCGGCTGAAAATAACTCACAAGCCCGCAAGTACACGCATTAGCAAAGCGGCAGACGAACACCCGCGCCCCTATGATACGTGCGGCAATAAATCCTGAAACCCTGTATTTGGGTTTACCAAGGCTTGTGAAATTAGCAAAGAATTTATCTAATCCTAAGAATTTGATTGATTTCATTGCTAAAGTAAAACTTGCGACCGCCGCCGCCATACCCCCAAACACAGCAATTACAGGCGTAACCGTCTGTACAATCCATTTGTTTTGAGCTAAAAACTCTGCTATACCGGAAACGGCTTTAGCCAAACCGCTTGCTATAGAGCCGATAGCGGGAGTGAGGGCATCGCCTACGCTTACCTTGAATTGATTGACTGCGTTAGACAATAGCTTTAATTGGCTTTCCGTTGTTTCATAACGTATTGCCGCTTCGTTTTGGAGGGCAACATTTTCATCAAACGCCTTATTGCTTATGGCAATAGCTTCTCTGAATAGTTCACCCGATCCCGCCGCTCTACGCAAAGCGTCTGATAATCTAACTTCCGTAAGTCCTAACTCGTCCATTAAGACAATCGTATTCTTGCCGTGGCGTTCTACGTCCGCTAATCCTTCAATAAATGATACAAGGGCATTTGCGGCGTTGCTGTTAAACGCTTCTGAAAATTGCTGTGCGCTCATTCCGGCAACCCGCGCAAAATCCTCTAATTCTGAATTAGCTGTGTTGACGGCTATGTTGATTCTATTCAGTACCTTGCTAAAACTTGAGCCTGCGGCATCTGCGCGGAGGCCAACGGCATTTAACGCCGCCGATAGGCCTAAGACCGCTGCCTCGGATATGCCAGCGGCTTGTCCCGCCGAAGCCAAGCGCAATGCCATTGCTCCGATTTCAGATTCAGACCCGGCAAAATTATTCCCAAGCTCAACTAACGCACTTGAAAATCTATCCCAATTTTCAAGCGGCATTTGCGTTATGTTGCTAAACCTCGCAACAAAATCAGCCGCCTCATCGCTTGACATTGCCGTTGTTGCGCCAAGATCAGCCATAATTTTTGTAAACTGAATTATCCGGTCTTGAGGTATGTTTAGCTGGCCACCGATTTCCGCAATTTTGGCAAATTCAGCCGTAGTAAGCGGTATCTGTTGCGCTAACGCTTCTATCTCTGATTTCAACTCTGCCATTTGACTTACAGAAAAACTCGTTGTCTTACGGACATTCGCTAAATTCGTTTCAAACTCTACCGCCGCTTTAACGCATTTCTCAAACGCTTCTTTTATCTGTCCCAAAATCCTTAGAATCATTTGAGCCGCCATAGTTGAAGCCATAGCGTCCATAGCACTAACCGCCGTGTTAGACATATTGTTAAACGCTAATCCGGTTTGTTGGATAGAGGCTTGATAGCCTCCCAATCCGCTGCTTGCGTTATTGATAGCCGCCGCCTGTTGGTTAATAGCGTTTGTGCCTTGAACTATCGGCGCTGTGTTAATGCTGTTTGCGCCAAGATTCATATTGACGGATTGACTGTTTAAATTTCTTTGTAACTCCGCTATCTGTCTATATGCCTGTGCATAATCAACAATCAGCGTCGTTTTGACTTGAACACTTAAATCGCTCAAAAAACCACCTCCATATTATTTACATACATTACAGTTACACATTTCTTTTGGCTTTCAAGAACTTAACATTGCTTGCCGCCTCCGCAACTTCGCCGTTTCCTGTAAAATTAGATACAACCTCTGATACAATCCCCGGAACGTCTACATCGGATTCAGCAAGTTTAGCCAAGATTTCATCAACATTTATTTTGGATAATGACTTGTTGATAAATGATATGACGCTTGCTATTCCGCTGTTGCTCAAGCGGTGATATTCGCTGTATCTCTCGGCTATCTTGTTTAAATCATGGTATAAATCAGTATACTTTAAGACATTATGCAGAGTTTGAAACAGATTCAAGTCCGCGCATATCTTGTATGCCTCCATGACATCATCGGGTAACTCTAAACCGGGCATAAACGCCCTTATCATAGCAACCTTGAATGTGCTTACCTCACCGGATGGGATATAAGCTAACGTGTCATCGTCCGTTGCCGCAAAAGGCGGTGTTGACAGAGCGGAGCATATAGAATAAATCTCATCAACGGTTAATGACTTCTTAACCTCGATTTCTATATCCTCGCCGTCAATCTCGCCGATTTTAACAACCTTTACATCGTCCTTATTTGATTTCTCAATCAAACTGTTAATTGTTTCTTTACTTACTTTTTGCATTAAAAATTCCTCCTTTTTCTTTAAGCGGTATTCCGCAATTTTAATTTATGAATCTATTCTAAATAGACCGCATAACAAGCCGCCTAATTAAACCATTAAGAGATTTTTTAGGTATTTTAGGAAAGTTGACGTTGATTTTTACAAAGCGTTTATGTGTTTGTTGTGAAAACACCCGATATTTGTTGTGAAAACACCGCAACGAATACTTGTTGTGATCATACCCGTTATGTAAACGCTTCTTTGTGGAACACTCTCTTTAATGATTGTCAAACGACAATTAGACGGCTTATTATGCGGTCTATATATGAATCATTTAACTTGCTTAGTTTGCTTCGCTTTTCTTGCCTTTGCCCTTTTATGCCCTTCTTCGTTAATAAATATAGTGTTAAAGCCCCTTTTGAAAAATGCCCTTAACTCTTTCTTTTCAAACCCAAAACTGTAATGACTTCTTGAGACTGTGTAAAAACAGCTT